ACTGGTTTGTCAAACTTATCCACCTCAACACCCATCTTTATCTCATTACCAGTCGCAGGGTTTACCTTGTTTAAATCTTCATCTAAGTGATCTGCTTCTAAAAACTGTATTTGGAATCCAAATGGTGATTCAGGTCTTTTAAGTTTTCTGATTAAAACCTCACCATCTCTTGCTAATGATTCTACTGCCATTTTTTGACAATCTAAGAATGATAACCTTCCATTGGCTGTGCAATTACCCATTTTAGACCATTGCTTCCATGCATCTTCAATAAGTTTATTGGCTCTTATATCTAATTTGCCTTGATTGACTTCATCGTCTAATCTTACTTTTTCACTTAGTCTTATACCTGATTTACCAACTACGTTTGATATCATCAAGTTTAAGTATCTTGCTATATGCGAATCATTTCTAGCTAGTTCTCTAGCCCTATCTCTTAAAACTCTTAAATTGTCTTTTATTTCTGCATCCGCTGATGCTGAACTTGTTATAAAGTCCGCGAAAAGCCTACCAGTGTTTGCACCAGCATAGCTTCTTTGTGTTTTAAATTTACGTTTTACTGTTGGTCTTTTAGAACCTAAGTTAAATACTCTGTTATACCATGCCATTTTATGTGTAACTTGTAGGGTTGTTTGTGTTTGATGAAGTAAACTTGGTTAATATTGTTGTTTTTGAGCTTTTGCCATTTTTAATTGCAGCTCTTTTTACTTCTGCCTTGTATTTTGTCTCGTATCTATCTTCTAAATCGAAAAGCTCACTTATAGCCATCCTAGACAATGATCTACCAGCAATAGACATAGAACTCTGATCCATAGTGGCTCTATTTGCTATCACTGCTCTGACCGCATCCAATACTATCTTTGCATGGCTTCTAACTGAAGCACTTGTAGTTGCATAATTGTCTTGCACCTCTACATAACCCTCTGCCATTTTTACCCTTGCAGAATCTGAAGTCCTTGTTATGTAAGATACCCAATTATATTCACCCTTTGTATAACTTCCAGTATCGCTTGTGGAAATTATATATTCATCATTTGACTCTGTGGCAGTCAGGGTAAAATTAGATGCAGTCGCTCCATCAATGAGATTAAATTCATAAGACAACGAATAATCAGCAGTAGGGTAATCAGTCGCTAAGTTATCTTTTTTCCAAGCCCAAAAATCACCCAGCTGCAATTCATCAGGAACCTCAGTTGGATAGTTGGTTGAATCAAATTTGTTGCTCAAGCAAAAACCTCATAATAAATAGATATATCTAATCTTATAATACTTGATAAATCATATTTTTCAATATGGTTAGTGGTTTATTTAGTATTTCCAAGAAGTAGCAAAATTCTTTCTATTTATGCCCTTTTTAGCTTTTGCAACTCTATTTGGGTCAGGCTCCTGTGCATTACCTGTTAACAACCTCTGTTCTATGACATCAAAGTTAGGATTCAAGATATATGCAGCAGCCAATGCATAACATATTGTGTCCAGTGCTTCATTACGTTCTCTTATCTGTTTCCAGTACAAAGTTTTTCTTCCTTTTACAAATTTAACAAATCTTTGTTCTGCTGTAAGTTGTTTAAAATAATCTTCATCTAGTTCACTTGCAAAGTGCAGGGTAGAGTAACCATACTCAATAGCTAATCTAGAATAAATAACTTCTTTTGCTGTATCACTTCCTACTGGGTATAGGGTGTTGCTTTCTTTACCAACTTTAGTTGGTTTGCCTACAACAGTCTTTCCGCTTTGTGATTGTCCTTTAATTGCAAATATTCTTCTGCCTTTTTTGTTTTTTGTAAAAGCATAAACCATCTGTGTTTGGAAACCTGAGTCAATGGTTGTACATGCTATATTCATTGCTCTACCTGCTAATGTTTTGAATTTAGTCATTAAATATCTGTCTAATTGACCCCAAACATCTTGCTGACCTGTAGAACCATACAAAATCTTGTATTCAACCACCCACATTTCATAGTTGTGTGAAAATGCTACAACTTGACACTCTAAACGGTCTTTTTGCACATCGACACCACATGTAAGCACTAATGCTTCATCAGGTATGCTTTGACCATCATAGCTCTCTCTTCTTGATAATAACCCTTCTGCTTCTACCGCTTCTTCAGGTTCAGGTTGCCATGTCTCGCCTAAACTGGTATTTATAAATGTTTTAAGCATTTCAGGCTGTTTTTTAGATTCAAGAAAGTTTTCTGCCATTGATGCCCATGTGCTAAATACTGAATAAAGCTCGTTCAAATGAAATCCTGCTGTTTTCTTAGTTTCTGCTGTAGCTCTCCACTCACCATTCTTTAACATCTTATGTTTCTTAGATTCTTCAATCACACAACCATTTTCTTCACATGTGTATATTGCTGTCTCAGGTTGATTGTCTTCCCATATCACATTTGACCACTTAAGTGTTTGCATGTGTCCACATTCAGGACAAGGCACATAGTAGTATCTTTTATCGCTTTCCTCAAAAGCAGCTTCAATACGGGATAGTCCTTTTACTGTTGGTGTGCTACATAAGTAGATTTTGCGATTAAAAAAGGTTTGCGTACGTTTTGTCGCTAATAGAACTGGGTCACCTTCACTTCCTACACTTGCTTCCATTCTATCAACTTCATCAATACATAAGATTCTTACTGCTCTACTGGCAACTGATGCTGCAGAATTAGAACCAACCATGTTTAACGTAGTTCCACCCAAGAACTTCTTTGACAAGACTGTATTTGAGCTATCTTTACTTTTTGACTCATTAAGTCTTGCTTTTAAAACTGGTGTATCTCTTAGCATGTTTGCTAGTTTTTCTTTACTGTAGGCTTGAGCCATCTGCAATGTAGGTTGCATAACTAAAATTGGTGAAGGCTGCATGTGAACGTAGTAACCAACAACATTGTTTAAAATTTCTGTGGCACCTACCTGTGCTGATTTCTGCCACACTATACGTTCTATCTTAGGGTCAGTGAATACATCCATAATCTCTTTTTGATATGGTGCATAGTCAGTTCTGTATTTTCCGCTGATAGCTGATGATTCAGGTGATAAGAATCTATATTTGTCTGCCCACTCAGATATCTTCAGTTCTGTTGGTGGTTTCCACTGCTCTTGTACTTGTTTCAGTACGTTCTGCATATTCTGTCGGTATTCCATCTCCTGATAACTCCTCTAATGCTTCATGTATACTATTTTTAATTAAATCTGATGCTTGGTTATAATCTTCTGCTGCTAACACCTGATGTGCTAGATTTGTTGGTATATTTAAAAACTTAGCATGTGCATTGCCTACCAAGCTACTCCAAGTGTCTCTAACAAGTGATGCAGGTATTAGTTTGCCTTCTAACTGATTAACTTCTAGTTCTGCCTTGTCTGCTTGAAACTTTTTCAGTCTTGTAGACTCTTCAACAATATCTCCACCGTTACCACTCTTTTTGTAGTGATTCTGTGTTTTCCTTAAATGTTCTAAATACTCACGTCTTGCAAAATCTATGTCTACTGGTGATCTGCCTTTATGTATTGTAATTATGCCATTTTTAACAAGGTTTCCCACTGCTTGGGGCGATATGAACAAATGTTCAGCTAAATCCTTCTGCGTAGCCATACGTTAACGTGAATAAACCTGATTTTGTTGACCTTCGTCTACAAAAATAAAAAAATCGCAACCTTCGATGCTTTCAGCCTTCAGTAAGAACCTACTCATTTCCTAACCGCCTTCCTAATCTGTCTATCAAGCTCTTTCTTGTAGTTGTTGTTGACTACACCTATGGCAATCTTAAAGAAGTCCAAGAACTTTCTATGTTTGATAAACGGTTTAGATACAGCTAACAACTTAAGGTTATCCTTGCCTTCTCTCTTCCATAGTGCATTGTTTGTGTAGAATATTTTTTTAGGTGCATCAGCCTTGTTGCTTCTCTTACCTATAACATTACCAAACTTATTCAACCTTTCACCACCTGCCGATGTGACTGGTGCAAGTATAGAAGACTTCTTAGCCTTTTCTATACCACCCTCATACACATACTTAAGATACTTAGCTGCAATATCTTTGACAAAGATAAGGGCTGATAGATCATTGGGCTTAGCTCTAAACTTCTTAGGCATATCAACAGACTTAATAGTAAATGGTGTTGGTCTGTCTAATCTCTTTTGTATCTGTGCTCTTTGTGCATTGACTACCTTTGCACCTACGTTGTTGATAGCTTTAGCAGTAGCATCAGGTAAGTGTTTTCTCTTAAACAAACCCATTTGCTTCTTAAGTTCTTTATCGTTTGTTTTAACGTTTATCGTTATTGTCATAGTTCCTCGTAATGTGTTATCAACTTATCAATATACCATTTGGCTTTTTGTAAGTCTTGTATGTTGGCATCCTTCATGCGATGCCTATGTATGTACTTGATAGCTGAGCCTTCAAGATAGCTAGGAAACTCTGAGCCTAGCTGTTGTTTAATATATTCAATGCATTCAACGTTACCGTTGTTATAGTGCTTTGGTGCTGACACTGGGTCATGCTTCTTCTTTATACTCATTTTTATTCTACTCCTTTTGTTAATTTTGTCAGCAGTCCTTTGAAATGACCACTCAAAAAATTTATCTATCGCCTTGTTTATCATCTTTCTTCTTCTTCTTTTTCTTACCAAAGATAGCTTCATAGTTATCTTGGTATTTCTTATTATCTTCAGGCTTTCTACCTGAACCCTTACCCCCATGCCACTTAGACATGATCAATTCTTTTAAAGTTTACTGACCTATCTAATTTGCTTAGTAGTTCTTTTGCTTCCATAAAATCTTTTGGTATGCATCGCAATAATTCTTCTACGCTAAATATCATCATGTCAGGTTCATTCTTATGTA